CGATGCAACAAATAAATTTGGGCACTGACACACCGCTTCAATACGAGTTTCATTTTGGCATATCAACATTTACCCACGATTCAAGTGGCGTTCTTTATACAGAAATTCCAAGGCCATTAAATCTTCCATTAGTTGATGCAACTTCGCAGAAGCTTGAAAGATGCAGTTTTGAGTTTTTAATAGCAGTCCCATACGACTCACTTGGTAGTTCAATTGATTCGCATATAACACTTTTGCAAGATTTTGCAAATGAAGCACGGCCGGTTCAATTTTATAATGTGCATTCTGCTTTGGCTACAAAGACATGGAATATAGATTCCATTACATTTCAAGTAACTAGGGTAAACGAGTCCGGTCAGGCAACAGCAGTTACTTGCAATATGTCACTTGTCGAATCAATTGCAAAAACGGAAAGATTTATCCAACTGCCTAAATTTACATACACAATACCCAAGGGTGCTAGTTTAAGCAGTACTACGGGAACTGGACCAGATGGAGACAAGACACCACCAGATGGAACAACTAATAGCATAATTAGAATACAGGGAACGAGCACTGGAATCACAGTTGCAACTACAGCAACGAACCATGGTTTAAAAAGCGGCACATATGTAAAGATAACAATGATGCAATCTCTTGCGCCATCAATACTTGCTCTAAACGCTGGTGGAGCCCCAGTTCAGATAACTGTAAGTTCAGTGACTCCAACAAAATTTACATATCGCAGCCCCGGTGGTGGGTTTTTAGTTGATACTGCAATTGCTTCTGGCGATGCAATATATACTGTTACTTCAGCAATTGCCTCATCCAGTGCATGGGTTCCAACTGTAATTCCAAGCTCATACACAAATACTGGAAACACTGCTACATCAACAACAAAAACGGCAAATAAACCAGATAAAGTTGTGACCATTGACGCAACCGTATTGGCCTACGACGGCGTTGGACCATTAACCAAAGACCAAGTTGCCAAATACCTGTATGGATTAAAATCTAGCAATCAAGATTTGTACAATAGGGAGATAGGAACAAGCGATTCAGCTGCTTATCAAAAAGCAGTATCATACCTAACAAAATTGTGGACAGAATACGGTCAAGACATAAGAAAAGTAACACTTCAAGAAATAGTTCAGAATATCTGATAACAAATGGCACAATCAATTTATGAAGGATATCCTTCCGAACCAGAACCAATTATCGCTGGAAATATAAATGTACTTGCTAGGCCTCAGATTAGAACACGAAAAAAAACTGATGGCTCAATCGTAATTGACCCAGCTGGGCCAGATGTTTCAACTCTAATAACAGCTACTTTAACAAAAAGAATAAACGGCGAACTTCGTGACATAAATTTACCATTATTGAGTTCAGACGGCAAAACCGTTTACACAGAAGCGCAAGCTTGGGCTCAGTATCAAAAAGATGGCCTTCATTTGGGCATATTTGAAAAAGCAAAGAAACAGTATAAATCATCAAACGGAGTCTTTGAATCAAAACTTATAGCTGTCATAGCTGCCGAAAAGCTTTCAGAATTAGAACAGGCAAGAGTAAATGCTTTAATCAAATTAAATTCATCTGCATATGATGGAAATGATTATGCAATATCAGATAGAACAGATATACAAGGAATACTATCAATATTTAACATAACTGGACTTAGGCAAAGTGAATCAGAAACTCTTGCTAGAAGAATGACATCACTGACAGTAAGTTACTCATCTAACGCATCAACCGAGGTTTCAGTTCAATATCTAGACACTAACTACAGTATTTTAGAAAATAGATATTTTGACTTAAGAAGAGATGTCCTCTATCGAGGCAGGTCATACGAAGTTGGTGAGGTTTCAACTTCTCCCGGCTCTGGCGGGTCACCTGTTGTAAGCATTAGGTGTTGGCCAAAAAATGTTCAGTTGATGAAAAGAGATAAAAAACCAGAACTAATTGCAGGAACAAATGGTTTTGAATACGCTCAATCTGTTGCAAGACGTTACAGCATGCCTTTTATTGGCCAAAAAACTGGAAAACAACAAGCACTTTTCAAGGCAAGGACATCAAGCGGTGCAGACAGTTCGGTGTGGAATGTTCTGGGCGAGGCAGCTGGACAAAACCAATATCAATTATTTGAAGTAGATGGGCAGCTAATTTACGGCTCTCTTCAATGGATGCTTTGGAAATTTGGGCTATCTTCAAAGCTATCAAAAAAGGGAACAACTCAAAAATATATTGATTTGGTATACAACCCAAATTTGCCAAATAACGGTGCTGTTGATACCGAAGTAGAAACAACAATATATTCATATTCGCCTAGCGGGGGAGGACCGTCATCAATGGTTTATGACGATACTGGAATAGTGGCAGAAAAGTTAATTACAAAAGTAGAGTCAAAAGCTTTTGAGCTGACAACATGGCCAGAAATAAGAAGGTCAGAAAATGATGGCCTAGAGGGGGATGGTACGGCTACATTAAAATCCCCAAATGGAAGATTGATACGACCAGGGCACACGGTTTATTTTTCGGGCATGCCAGAGTTCTTTAAAGGTGGATACATAGTGAGCGGTGTTTCATTTTCTGAATTTGACTCTCAACCCGTGCAGATAAATTTCAATACTCCACAAAAACCAAAAGACCAGAAAAAACCAACAGAGTAGGAAAAATGTTAGTACCTTCAACTCCAAGATACTCAGTATCAAACTCTTCAAAAGCAAGCAGTTCTCCATTAATCCCAAACAGTGTTTTTGTTGGTCGGGTTGTTAGAATAAGCGGAGGAGTTTTTGTAAACGTTCCAAAGCTTGCACAGAACCAGATATTCGGTCCATGTAAAGTTTTTTCAAAATACCCATCAATTGGCGACAGCGTTTTGGTAGGTTTCCTTGATGGGGCCAAAACAGAACTTGCAGTTTTTGGTGCTCAGTCAACAAATAAAAGGATTTCCGGCATTGACGACCCAGTACTAGCATCAGATGCAGCAACAAAAAAATATGTTGATGACGAAATACTTGAGCTAAAAGCCTGGGTTCAAGCAAACTTTGATTAAGAATGAGAGAATGTATATATGCCTATGCTAAAATTTCCACTCACATTTGACCAGTCTGGTAAAGCTGAGTTAATTGAAGACGGCGACACCGCACAATACGACCAGGTTATAGCGCTTACAATTCGCACTACCCCAGGTGAACACCCGCTTGAGCCTTCATATGGGACAATTGACCCAACATTTGAATCCGGCGAGCCTCAGGGATTTAGACAATCCATCAATGCTTTTTGGCCAGAGATAATCATAACCTCGATTGACAGGGGAAGACCGGATTCAAATGGTTCGGATAGAATAAATGTCTCTTATGAATTGTAGGACAAATGCCTTCACCTGATTTTAGTACATATATAAATTTTACTGGTTTTGACGAACAACCAGCTTCTGTTTATCAAGATGCTGTTGCTTATGCTCAATTAGCTTTGCCCGAATTCAACCCACGACCCGGCACAATAGAAGATGCAATTTTGCAAGCCGGAGCGTATGTTGGGGCATTGTCAATAGGCGCAATCAACAGACTTCCAAACGGTTTGGTTGAAGGCATTTTAAAAATTATGGGTGTTACCAGAATAGAGTCAACGACTGGAACGGTTGATGTAGAAATTGAATTTTTTGATGCAGGTCAAACTGTAGATGCTGGAACACTTTTTGTTTATGATTATTTTGACGGCTCACAAGTAATACAGCTTCCATTTGTTTTGAATACGGCAGCTACTGCCGAAGAGGCAGAAACAACAATTTCTGTTACTTTAACATCGTTGATAAATGGGGTAATACCTTCAATATCTGTAGGAACTCAGTTTTTGCCAGCCTCCCCAAGCGCAATCATATTCTCTTGCACAACAACATCGGTTGTAACTCAAGGAGACAGCAGCGAAACAGAAACGCAGTTCCTTAACAGGGCAGCTACATATCTGCAGTCACTAAGCTCAACCCTAAATACTGCAACACAGATTGAAAACTATGTTCTGTTAAATTATTCAAATGTAAAAAGATGCAAAGTTTATGACCTAGTTAAACCAACTGCATTTACTGCAACATCCGCTAGTGCTTATCATTTTGGTACATCAGCAAGTGCGTATGTCAATCAAGCTTTTGCGTCATCCGCATCTGCCCATCCAGGAACAACGTATCGAATGATAACTCCAGAATTTTATGGAGACTCAACATACTCAGATATATTTCCAAGTGGTGTTTACACAACAACGACAAACGGTCTATCGCTTAATAGCGCACAATCCCTATTGACATATACCGACAATATTTCGGCCTCTGCAATGTCCGGAAATCTAGTAGATGTCGTGATGATGGATACGCTTCTGTCAAGCTATACTGAAAACAATCCAGAACCAGGGTACTTCGCAATTTTTGTACTTGGCGAAGACGGACTCCCAGTTGGAAGAACTACAAAAAATTTAATTAAATCAGACATTACAGACCGCGTCGTAGCTGGTTTAATTTTTGATGTTATTGACGCATCTGTATTTTATTTGAATATTCAGGTGACCATAGCCGTGCGTGCTGGTTACAACTCAACAACAGTTTCTTCTGACTTAAAAACAGAACTTGAATCTTATGTTTCACCAGACCAATGGCCACAATTTGACTCGTCAATTAGAATTTTTGACTTAGTCGGAAGGTCTCTATCTGTTGAAGGCGTTCAATATGTTTCTAGCTTTTCTACATCAATTACCTCGTATCCAGATGCTCCATACGGAAACAATCTTCTGGTTCAGGAAATAACAAGCGGAACGACTGTGACTTCTTACGATTCAATCTATGCAGGAAGCTTGCCTCAGGCAATAGTTGAAGTAGTTGTTCTGTAATGGCAGCAGTTTTTAATCGTCTAACAGGGGCTGCTTCAACACTGTCCACTCTTGGAGATTCGGGTGAGTGGTATATATCTGGGGCTTCGTATGACAATCTTTCAGTTTCCGACCTTAGAACAAGTAGTGAATTTAAGCAAATAAAGATTACGCCAACTGCAAGTGCTTGCTATATAAGCATTGACGCGGTTGCAATGGACATATCTGATTACCAACATGCAGCCCAGTTGACATTTGGCGCAAACATGCCAGCTGGCGGTAAAATTAATATAAAAATATTTGACGACGGCAGCTCAATTGAGTCTTTTGGTCTTACAAATTTTGAGATTCCTCCGGCAACAAGTTCTTTGTATTCTAGCTCTCTGGAAAATCCAGCTTGGAGAGTCTATAGAACAAACGAAATGTATGCCCCAAGTTACAACGGTGGGCATCCAGTTGTTTCGATTGAAATAGAATTCATACCAAACAATCAGTCACAGGATTTGTATTTTACAAGTCCAGTGCTATGCACTTCTGCTGACGCTGGGAGATTCAGTGAAGTGTTTCTTCAGATGTCTAGGTATATCCCAACAGAGTATCTTGATACTGAGCAAATTCAACAAAACCCAGATTTTGCATTACAGCGTTTTACTGATGTTGCGTTTGAGGGTCTTGACAGGGCCTTAAAGCAGTCTTTTTCTTTTCAGTATTACGATATATCTGAAGGTTATGACGAAAGCGACGACAGAACAAAGAGTTATCTTGTAAACCCTGATGTGGCTGAACTAGATGAACTAAAATGGCTTGCTCAATTTGCTGGTACAGAACCAATATCAAAACTTGAATCAAGTACCGACCCATCTGACCCATTTATTCTTGGAGCAACAGAGGGTGATGGTTCCAGTACTTTGAACGGCGGAGACGCTTTGAGATTTACAACATCAGCCCTTCTTGAACCTCCACAAAATACGGCAGAACTGCAAACAGAATTCCTGCAGTGGCAGGCTGCAAATGGTTACTACGGCATTAATGCTGGCTCGATTTCAGCAGTTGAAGAGTCGGTGAAGAGATTGATGATTGGCGCACAAGAGGTTTCAATCACTCTCCAACACCAGGGGCCTTTTACTGTTCTGATTGAGACTCCATGGGAGCAAACATATGGAGCTTCAGTAGAAAAGGTTGGAGAATCTTTAGATGTTATAAATGAAGCAATTTCTTATGCGAAGCCTATCGGAGTGCAAATAACACATGTATTAACATAAGGGGAAACATGGAAGAAGATGAGAGTAAAAACATAAAAAACGATTTTGACTCTTTTGTCAGAGATGCGCTCCCAAACAAACTTGTATCAAATTTTGTAATCGTTGCCGAAATAATTAGTGAATCTGGAAGCGAGCTTTCAATATCTTGTTCAAACTCAATGACCCCATGGCTTGCCTCAGGGATGCTGAGGGCCGCAGAGGACATGGTTTTGAGTGGAGAGAACAGCTTCATGGATGAAGGTTTTGGCGAGGATGAGGAGTAAACATTAAAAGTTTTTTAAAAACATTACCTTAAGGGTTCCATTTGTGTCAAGGCAAATAGCCTAAACTTTGATGGGTGTACATCTAGGAGAGTATGTCAATGATTGCAGGAATTTACAATATGACGTGTGAACAGGGTTCTACGTTCCTTCGTGTTTTTAAAATAGAGCAACCAGACCTAATAGCTGACCCCACAGGGAACACTTTTGAAAATTATGACCTATCTGGTCATTCTGCCAGAATGCAAATACGGAGAACAATTGACTCAGACACAACAATTGTCAACATTAATTCGTTTTCTGCAAGCGCTCCGGGCAGGCTTGAAATAAATCCCGCCTCAGCAAATAACCAGATTCACGTATTCTTGAGCGATGCAGTTACGGCATCAATTACAACCAGTGGCGTCTACGACCTCGAGGTTATTGCTGCGGATGGTTTTGTTTCAAAAGTGGTTAGAGGCACCTTTACCCTTATCCCAGAGGTTACCAAGTGAGTAACACCCCAAATAATGTCATAATTTTTGATGACATTCCCAATCTTGTCAATGTAACGCAAGACGGTGTAAATCAGATAAATGTCCACGAGGACACTCCTAACGCTGTAATTGTCAACCAAGACGCCCCAAATAATGTCCAGGTTCGACTTGCTGCGATGGGCGGCAATGCGCGTAGACATGTTCACACCCAACAAGCTGCATCATCAACTTGGGTTATTAATCACACTCTTGGTGGAAAACCATCAGTAACAGTGGTTGATTCTGCCCAAACCAACGTTACTGGTGAAGTACAATATACTGGTAGCACGGATTCCCAGGTGACGGTGTTTTTTACTGCACCTTTCTCTGGTTACGCCTATTTGACATAAGGCAGGAAAAATGGCACAAAAATTTCTAACTAATATTGACCTCAATCAGAATCAACTGATTAAAGGTACTTTTGAAGTACTCGCCACCGACCCGAGCACCGACCTATTTGATGGTCGCCTGATATTCAATAGCACCGAAGGTGTAATTAAGGTTTACGACGTAACCGCCTCTGCTTGGCGAAAGATGATTTCTGGCGTAACCGCTGCTGGAGACCACGCTACTTCGCTGACAATAAATGAATCCAATGGCGCTATAACGATTACTCCGAACCTAGCCAACTCGGCTAGTGCTGGATTGATGTCGGCTTCGGACTTCACGAAGCTCGGAGATTCCACCCCAGACGCGACCGCTAACAAAATTGTTCAGCGTGACGCTAATGGTAATGCAAAAGTTGCCGACCCAACAGATAATGCCCACATTGCCACCAAAGGTTATGTAGACGCTGCTCGTCAAGGTCTTGATGTTAAGGCATCAGTAAGAGTCGCCTCCGTTGCTCCAGTGGCAATCGCTTCGGCTCTTGAAGCAGGCGACGTAATTGATGGAGTCACACTTGTTGCTGGTGACCGTGTTCTCCTCAAAGACCAGAGCACAGCATCTGAAAACGGTATTTATGTAGCGGTTGCTTCTGGTGCCGCCTCTCGCGCAACTGATGCCGATACATCAGCAAAAGTTACGACAGG